GCGCAAATCCTTGCGCTTCCTGACATTATGCTGTCTACCGCGTGTAGCGGCGTATTTGTCGTTGTATAAACCTTTCCTTAGAGTCTCAGTTATGGCAGTTCAATATGATTATCTTTTTCGTAATCGGTATATATACCGAAGCGAGTGCGATCAATCGAAATGGGAGGAAACTCCCAAGTCTTATATCATCTCAAGTTATGATGAATCAAGACCAATAACGATATCGCGTGATAAACCAGAAGATCTGAAATTTAACAAAACCCCATTAGGGCCGTTTTGGCGACGTGAGATTGATTACGGTTTTATTCTCAATAACGAAGCGAACGTGAGAACGTGCGACTCGTTTGGGCATATGGTGAAAAGTAGACAACGATTTTCTGAATCTGTGTCGTATCCTTACACCTACCCTAAGTTTCTCCCTCCGTGGGAGACTCATTTGAGAAATAAAATAAAAGAAACCAAGGTAAATCTTGCCGGATATATTGGTGAGTATAAAGAAACCGCAGGTCTTTTTGAAAAAACCGCTAAGGCTCTTTACCAAGTATATCGTATAGCTAGAGGCCATCTGCCTCGAGGAGTTCAATTTAAGCCATCACACCTAGAAGATGTGTGGCTTTCGAACGCTTTCCTCGTGCAACCGATGCTCGCTGACTTAACGAAATCGCTTGATGAACTCAACAGAGTGAATCGACCATTAGTGGTTCGATTTTCCTCGTATCTTAAGGAATCTGAAAAAGATTCTTATACGCATGGCGGCTGGATTTGTAATCGTGAGATTACTGATTCAAACCGTACTGTGGTACACGTTGAGTTCGAGAAGAGATGGCAAGACAAGATCTTTACTCCGGGTAATGTCCTAGAGGCCGGATGGGAGGGTATACCCTTCTCCTTCGTCATCGATTGGGCAATCCCAGTTGGAGATTGGCTTGCTTCGATTGACGCGTTACGCGGTGTAGTTCGGATGCAAGGCAGTAGATCCTATAAACGGGTCCAATCTGTCGTTGCAGTCGATCATGAGATTCCTACCTTTAGAGTAGAAACCTATCCTACATCGTTGTATACGGATTATAATCGAACTGTTTTTACAACAATTCCGATGGGGGCTTTTCCGACTTGGGAGCCTTCATTATCCTGGAGACGTATTGTTACAGGTACAGCTTTGCTGAGGAAAATTACTTTACCAGGTCTTTACCGTTAAGGAAACTTACTATGAAAGAAGATATCGAAAAACCGTTATTAATTGATGAAGTACGCGTTTTACGCGATCAATTAATCGATCTGGGCCACTCAATGGGTCCGGACGATACCACTCTTAGTAGTTTGGATATTCGTGATCTGAAGCAGGTGCTTTCGCATCTTCAGAAGACCTCACGATCTATTCCTCGTTAGTTGACTTAATACCTTCCATTTCTCCTGTAAGGGAGACGCACTCTTGAATGCGATAATTCAATTATATAAGGCAAATTATGCCAGCTATAACATCATTAACGCTTGTAGAGAACGCTGTTAATCACGTTTTCATTCCACTTTCTCAAAATGGTAACGTTGCAGTTCTTGAAACAAATGAAATGCACGTTGCTTCAGCTGAGAAAACACTTACTTTATCTTTCGACAAAGCGAGTTCTAAGCGGAACACCGATAAAGTTAAAATCTTATTGACTTATCCTCAGGAATTGGGTGATGCGGTCGATGGTTATCTTGTGAAAGATACCGCGATAGGAAAGGTAGAATTAACTATACCTTCCGCGTTCAGTAGTGTTAACCGTGATGCTTTTGCATTACTGGTTCAGGATCTCGTGGCAGATGCTATTTTCACAGCATATGCTAAACGCGATCCATACTATTGATAACGTTCCGCAATGGATAGAATTATTACTTTGCGTGATAATCTATCCCGATCTTTTATTCCCTACATTCAATGAGGTACCGCTATGTCAACACATTCAGTGGTTGATGATAAAAGAGCTCGAGATTTTTCTGTCGAGTTAGATGTAACTTTAAGAGTATGTCAAGCTGTGAGGACACCTAGGGCAATAACCGTTTATATGTTATTGTCTGCTGGAGAGTATGAGCAGTATCTGGATTTAACTATTGATGCATCCAATTATTTAGAGAATCAAACCGAAAAGTTCGGTGATGACTACTTAGTAACGAATGTATTAAGAAAGAGTCCTAATATACCTGTTGATATTAATCCAACCGAAGTCGCGCTAGAAAATTGGCGTGAATCCGAGGAGAGGTGTAGAAAGGTGAATGCGTTAGATTTCGATTCCAATACCTGGGAGTTGCTACATCGTACGAAAGACATAATTTCTATGATCTTAGGCCCGCTTAACAAAAGCGTTCTGGCCGACGTTGTTGACAGCTTCCATCACGGTAGTGGTTCGGTATTTAATGAAAAATTGCGTGGTTCAGTTCCATCTGACAAGTATCGTGATAAAATAACATTAACCCCTCCACTTTATCCCTTCGCCCGATCCATAATGGGCGAAACTTGGACAAATTCAATTGAGTTTGTACTAGTTCCTGGGGATGAACTTTCTTCCGTTCCAAAAAATGCTAAGACTGATCGAATGATCTCAAAAATGCCAAAATTGAATATGTATTATCAATTAGGTGTTGCGCAGATCCTGAAAAGACGTCTTACAAGGTTCGGAATCCGTATGACGGACCAAAGTTACAATCAGCTCTTGGCTAAAAAAGCAAGGGCAAATGGTTTGGCTACTATTGATTTCTCTAGTGCCAGCGACTCTATTTCGTATGGGTTAATCAAATTTCTGTTACCAGAAAGATGGTTTGCTCTGTTAGATCTAGGTCGTGTAACTCATTCGCTCATAAAGAGTGATAGTGAACAACACTTTCATCTGAATGAAAAATTCAGTGCAATGGGTTGTGGTTTTACTTTTGAACTTGAAAGTATAATCTTTCTGTCACTTGCGCTTGCTCTGACGAATATAGAAGAATGGCACCATGTATCCATATACGGTGACGATCTTATTATGCCGTCTAAATATGCAAGCGATCTTGCGGAACGTTTGAGCTCGCTCGGGCTCATCGTGAACACGAATAAGAGTTTCTTGGCAGGGAACTTTTATGAATCCTGCGGGGCAGATTTCTTCTGTGATTTTGATGTTAGACCTTTCTTCCTGAAAGGTAAATCAAAAGGATTACAGATTCCCTATGAGATGCAAATCGCTAATGCAATTCGCCTGTACTCATTGAAACGTCTAAACAACTTCGGTTGCGATAAGCGATTCTTTGATGTATGGAAGAAGTTAGTGGATGGTATTCCTAAAAAGTACCTATACTTTGTACCTCCTATTTTTGGTGACCTTGGTGTTATTGGATCGATTGACGATGTCAAATGTCAACCGGTTAAGTATCAACCTCGTAAGCCAGGAACGCAAATCGAAGGCATGTTGATTATCCACTTAAAACTGGATATGAAGAAAAGGGTACGGAATGATACCGCTACTTTACTTCATCAACTTGCTATGATTGGATCCCAAACGGATATTTCCTATCGTGGTCGTGAGACTATTTTAGGTTATCTTGGTCGTATACAAACGAGCTGGTCAATTATCCGTAATTGGCCGTCTTACTTATCTTGGGTTTAACCAAGAAAGGGCGTATCTCACGCATTAAATGAGATTGGGC